ATTCTTGTCCAAAAACGCTCTCCCATGAGCGCTTCCACGGGTTTCAACATTAGAGGTGTAGCACCTATATGTTGTGACCGCAATTGCTCCGAGAACTATGCGGGCTCTTGCGCAAAACGGATAGCTTCTGCCACGAACAAACAAGATCCCATTCTGGCAGAAGAATTCAGTATATTCGTGGACAATTGGCTAAAACAAAACTTGACGCCGTTAGCTGAAGACGAAGACACATCGTTCGAGACGTGGATTCGCAACACAAATTATCCGAGTGCGAGGAAGGCAGACCTGCAAGCACTTTGGGAGAATAGGTTTGATTTACCTACACTCAGGAAACACACAGCCGTTAAAATGTTCGGTAAGGATGAGACCTATGGTGACTATAAATATATGAGAGGCATTTTGCCCCGATCCGATTATTTCAAGATTCATTTTGGCCCTTTGATAAAGTGCATTGAAAATGAGGTTTATAAGTTACCATTTTTCGTCAAACACATACCCGAACCTGACAAACCTGAGTATATCATTGAACACGTCTTTCAAGACGGTAGTAAATATTTTATTTCAGACCACACTTCTTTCGAGTCGGTCTTCGAACCCGAGATAATGGAACAGGCAGAATTTAAGCTGTACAGGTATATGTATAGGGACCATGCCGACCTTGGTCTATTAAATGAACTGCTATCACCGATTGGGAACACAAATGTAGTCTATGGGAAGTTTGGTAAGATGAAGACTACTGGCCGTATGTCAGGAGAGATGTGCACATCTCTTGGCAACGGGTTCTGTAATTTGATGACGATGCTTTTTATGCTGGAAAAGCACGGATGCACTAATATAAAAGGCGTTGTTGAGGGAGATGATGGGCTGTTCTCCTTCTTCGGAGTACCACCAACTGAAGATGATTTCGCAAAGTTGGGCTTCAAATTGAAACTGGACGTTGTGTCTGATCTTGCGCATGCAAGTTTCTGCGGTATGATCTTTGACCAGGTTGACAAGATTATCATAACCGACGGAATCGAATGCATAAACAAGCTTGGATGGACATCCGGCCAATACGTCTTGGCAAACAAACGAACTCGCGAG